GTATCAATAGTAATATCATCAGGTATGTTTGCATCGGGCAAAGTACCTGTAACCATTGTGTTTAATTTGATCTTAGTCAGTGCCATTTATTAAATCTTCATATTCTTGTTTTAAAGTATCATAATTATCAGGTTTTGGATTTGCATCCTTTATAGCTTTTATATGCTTATACCAAGTCCCTTTTTTAGCATTAGCTCCAAATACTCCATCATCTATATCTTTAAAAAGCATATCTAGTTGTTCTTCTAATCTCTCATAAGATATTTGCCTTGGATGTCTATGCTTGTCAAGCTCGGCTTTTTTTAATATTACTTCTTTTGGTGGTGAAAAATTATCTGACATTAATAAACTCCTGTTGCATTATCTGATACACCTTGCTCTGTTATAGAAGGAATAGCAACACCTTGAGCAGTGTGGTATGAACTGATAGTTAATCCACTATAATAAGTATTACCTGCTCCTAAATCTAATACAAGAACAATTTTATCATTTGCTGACTCATATACGGTTGCTGAATGAGTACCTGTAGAGCCTATTGCTAATACACTACCATTATCATAATTGTAAAAAGCTAAAGTAGTGTTAATAGCTTTACTATCATTGTAAGCGTGTCCTAAAAAATGTAAACTATACATTTGAGCAGAAGAACCCCACGGTATGTTGGTATGAAAATGATAATATCTACGACCTAATGTTGTTTTAAAAGAATGCCAATGCAATCTTGCTCTTAGCGAAGAATCGCCTGCATATAGTTTTAGACCATTAACTACTCTAAAATCTCCACTAGATTCTAAGCGAGCATTTGCAGAGCCATTTGAATAAAATAATAAATCCCCACCAACACCACTTGAAGTTATGCCTGTTAAAGACCCTGTTATATTACCACCATTAAATACAGCAGGTGCATTAAATGATGTTATTTTATCTATTGCTATGTTTGAGCCATCAGGTTGAATGTTTATTACACTGTTAGAATGAGGGTCGCTTCCTGCACTTAAAATAAATTTATCACCATCAGAATTGTCAAGACCTAAACAAAAAGTTGTAGAATTTGTTTCCCATCTTACAAAAGAATCACCTGTGCTATTATTAGCAGTTAAAACTATAGATGATTCACCACTGCCACCTGCTGTTTGAGTAAGTCTCAAATTACCACTTGCAGATTGTGTTATATTACCTCCAGTAGTAATATTACCTGCTGGTTGTAAAGCGCCAGGAATTACTACAGTACCATCTGATTCTATAGTAAGCCTTGAAGCATTCCCATCTCCATTTGTCATTTCAAAATTTGATGTTCCATTGTTGGTAGTTATGTCAGTACCAATTCTAAAAATGTTACTACCACCTGCTTGAAAAATTATTTGATTATTGTCATTACCAGAGGTATCATTCATATAAATTAAAGGTATTGAATTTGATATAGTCAAATCACCTGCAAAAGTAGCATTACCACTTGTATCCACTGAAAATTTTGAAACTAAATTTGGTGTAGCTTGAGCAGAAGAAACATAATAAGTTAATCCTTGACCACTATATAATCGCAATAATTGTGAATCTTGACTATCATTATCATTTACCCAAGCACTTCCATTAAAAGCCAAGTTAACAGACATATCAGCATTGTTATTTTCATGGCTTTGAAATCTTGCACGATTAACATTAAAAGCGTTTAGTCCACTTGATTGAGTTCCTAATGAAACTGCACCTGCAAAAGTAGCATTATGACTATTATCTAAAGTTAGAGTTACATTACCTTTAGGAGTTCCACTATCATAATCTGTATAAAAAGTTATAGAATCTCCTCTAATATTGAGGCTTTCTAATCCGTAGCTAGTTCCTGAATGTGATATTATAGAGTTAGTGCTATCTTCATAATTCAAAGATATTCTTCTTGATGCACCATTTTTAATTTCAAGTTCGCCTTCCAACAAACTTGTACCACTTACAGTTAATTTATTAGAACCTGATACAGCAGTACCAAGCCCAAGAGATCCCATTTGGAATCCAGTTCCGTCGTCGTCTACTTTATTAGGTGTGATTGCATCGTTACCAATGTCAGCAGTAGTAATACTAGCATCTTGTATATGGCTAGCATCAATAACTCCCTGACCAACGGTTACTGCAACATCAGCTACTTTGTTACCAATAAAAGGCATTAAGTAATCTCCATTAGTGATAGTAAGCAGTCACAAGAACTAGCGCCACTTGCATATACTTTAAGTATATCGCTAGCCTCCATGACTATTTTATTACCAGACATAACCTCCAATGATCCACCAGATGGAACAGGTGCATTTTTAAGTACAGTAATATTGTCGCCATCATTGTTTTCCATTTTAACAGTTACTGTAATTGATGTTGATGCAGTTGTGTTCGAAAGGGTTAATCCTAGTACAACAGCTGTTGTAGAGCTAGGTACAGTATAGATAGTCGTAGGACTACCCGCAGAGCCTGATACATTTAGTTTAGTCTTTGCTTTAAATGTATTTGCCATAATGTTATCCTAAAGCTACAGCCATAGCAACTGAATTTGCTAACGCTTCTTCAGCCTGTGTTGTGCTATCTTTTATTTCTTGCACATTGTTAGATGAGTCTTTGAAAAAAAGTTTCTTATCAACAGTGTTTATAGCTAATTCACCTTCAGCAAGATTTCCTGCTGTAGGAGAGCCAGTAGCATTTGTTTTTCGTTTTAATTGTAATGTGTTTGCCATTAATATGTACCACCATCAATGGTAGCACCATCTACACTCGCACATTTAATACCAGCTAATGCATATCCATTAGCAGTAGTATCTACTGTAGAAGCTGGTTCAGTACCAGTTCCTTTGAAAAATGTCCAAGTATCTGAATTGTCTTGATCTGAAAATATTCCTTTGTATTTTGTTCCACTAGCAACGTATTTGCCAAAGAATCCTATATCAACAGAGTTTGCTGAGTTTTCTTTAGCCATCATAATATTAACATCACCTAATTCTACTTGCTGACTTTGTGCAGTTGTCATTGTACCATTAACAGTTAAGTTACCACTAATAGTAACGTTAGAAGGCAATCCAACAGTCACTTTATTTGTACCCATAGCTGTTTCTATCTCATTAGCAGTTCCTTCTATTGTAAAGGTGCTGCCTAAAGCCATAGCTTGGTTACTGCCAGAGTCTCCAGCAAATGTAGTAGTTGAATTAGCAAGTTTAGCGTTTGTTACTTGTGAGTTTGCAATATGTACTGTGTCAATAGCTCCATCAGCAATTTGAGCAGAGTCTACTGCGTCATCAGCAACTTTTGCATTTGTAATTGCATCGTTAGCAATAGTTACTTGACCAGCAGCGTTCATTGTAGCATCACCACCCATAGATACATTATCCCAGCTATTAGTACCATCGTATATAGCCATTTGACCAGATTGTGGATTGCTAATATTAGTGTCTACTAACTCCTGAAATGCATCATGTGTTGCTACTTGAGCATCTACATATGCTTTAATTGATTGTTGTGTAGCAAGTTTAACATCACTATCACTGTCCATATTGTCTTCATCTAAGATTGGTGCGCCAACCCAGTTAGCTGTTGAAGCTGCTGATGCTATATAAAATCTAGCATCGTTTGTTTTGAATAGAGGTTCACCAGCGTTCAGACCACTCGAAGGAACTGTTGTACCTCTCCTAAATTGAATAGTATTAGCCATTAGTATGAGCCTCCATCTATTGTTTTATTGTCGAAAGAAGCAGTACCATTGTTAGTTGTTATGTCCGTAGACCCACTTCCACCAACTGTTTTATTGTCTAGTTGATTCAACTCTGTTGCACTAGCAGTGAGCAGAGTTCCTTGTAATTTTAATCCTTTATCGGACCCGTTATGAGTAGCAACATTTATATTGTCAGTACCAAGCTCTATTGATGCTTCTGTACCATCTCCATCTAAAAGTTTTTTATCAGCACTTTCCAACCCACCATCAACGTGAGTAAGCTGTTTATATGTTGTTCCGATTGATTGTCCTACTAAGCTACTTGGCATATTATCCTCATCTAATTGCGTATGGTTCTTTTTGTTCTACTTTTCTTAGCCCACCAAAACGATTTCTTTGGTATTGAAATACTTTGCGTTTAAACTCAGCCATATGAAAATTTCTTTTATCATACTGCTGTTCATTTTCAGCAAACTTTGCTTTTAAATAATCAACAACAGCTAAACATAATTCTTCTGAAAGATCTATTACGCTATCATCAGCAGTCGGAGCAGTAGGCATTTTAGAATATTCTAACTGCAATCCATCAACAATAGTAGCACTTGGACTTTTGTAATCTTGAGTGTTTTCTTCTTTTTCTACAAGAGCAATATTAGCTCCTTGTAAATAATATAAAAAATCTATAGCCATTATGTATTATCCGTATCTACGTCTTTAACTTCTAACGTTCTTTTTATTTTAACATATTTAGTTTCAGTTGTATCGTAAACCATTACATTCTTTAGCGATATAAAATCAGGAGGAAATGAATAAAATCTTTGACCTTTAGTAATAGTTGCTTTACTCAAAGCTACATTATCTTCAATCATCATGTTTATTTCACGCATAGCATCTTTTGTATACGCTATAGCATAACCTTGATTTGTTGTTCCAACTCTTTCCATTAATTCTTTTAACGTCATTCAAAACCCCATACTATCTCATCTAAACCTTCCCAGCTAGCATTAAGATTGTCTGCAAAAAACAATACTTGAAAAGATTTATACGTTGTTGACACACTATTAACTGATGTTGAATAAGACGTAGAAGGGTCAGCTACTGAGTCGCCCCAATTAGTGTTTGGTGTTGCTTCTACTGTTGTCCAATCTTCCATCAAGTAATCATCATATATTCAATTTTTACTTCATCGCTACCAGATGCAGTAAATTTAAAAGTAACGTTATTAGAAGGCGTTGGCAATACTATAGCCATGTCTTTTCCTAGTGTTGCAAATGCTGCTTGATAAGCACCACCACTTGTATCTTTTATTGTTACAGCTATGGTTCCTGTAAATTCAGAGTTATCTGACTTTAGACCAGGATTTTTAATAAAGATCATATCTTGTTGTGCGCTTATTGCTAATTCAACAGCTTGACTGCTTGTTGTTAAATAATCAGGACTTCCGTCTGTTGCATTACCATAACCAACTACTGTAGCTGCAATACTAGAAATAGTACCACTGCCCCCTAAAGTTTTTGCTACTTCTGGGTGTATATAATCATGTGCTTGACCTGTTAAATCTGTAACATCACTTGCGGCATAGTCTACACCAAAAGTAGTAGATTTTACAGGAGTAACACTAACTGCGTATTCGACTCTGTTCGCCATCTTGTTGTCTCCTTATTATGAATGGTTCAAAACCTTTTTCATATTGTTGTTGTACAATTGCATATTGCTTCTCATACCATTGGTATTCTATCTGCGATTTTTGCATCTTAGAATTAAATTCGCTTATATACACTTGTGATTGTTGTGAAAAATCTTGTAATGCAGAATTAAACTTCTGTAACTCTACATTGTTCTTAGCAGAATCCTTTTGAAGGTTAGCTCCAAGTTTATTTGCTTCAGTTTGAGTTATTGTGCCTAGTTTTGATATATCAGCAGAATATTTTTGCAAAGTAGAGCCTACTTTAGCTTGATACTCGTTTAAGTTTTCATTTATGTCTGTTTGATACTTGGCAAACTTATATTGCAAATTATTCAATGTCCATTCTTGCACAGATTTGCTCACATCGGCTTGATAACGCTGTAAATCCTGCGTATATCTCTGTAGCTTAGATGAGTACTCACTTACTTCTTTTTCGAGCGATTTAGCCTTGTTTTGGAGGTCTATGTTACTTGAAATAGACATTTCTTGTATTCTTTGATTAACTTGGCTTTCAAACTCCTGTACAGATTTTTGATATTGTATTTGATACTCTGTGTTTTCTTTGTTAAAGGCATTTACACTATCTTGAACCTCAGCAGAAAACTCTGAAACTTTAACCTGTTCTTCGGAAAGCTTGATTTGTGCTAATTCTATATCTTCATCGTCTTCAATCAATGATGATATTTTTGTAAAGTCTATGGGTTTCATATTTGGTGCAGTATATGTTGGTGCAGATGTACTAAACTGCACACTTAACGATGCAAACGCTTTTTGTAAGCTAGCATCATTGTATGTAAAAGATGGAGCATCAGGAGTTACAGGTACATTAAAACTTGATAGATCCAACGTAGAAATATTAGGGTCGGCTACCGAAACAAACTCTGGTAGCGAGACATTAGTAATTTCTGCAGTATTCACCGCCGTAATCGTATCCGTCACAGAAAAAACTAATGATGGTTGCGGAGGTACAGAAGGTAGAGTAAGAGATAAACCAGAAAGCCCCGTATAGCCGACCATTTTTTCATTTAAAGATTTCATAGCTGCATAATTCACTACAGTAGGTATTAAACTAGTAGGAAAATTGCTTATAGTTGTACCATTTAAATTAGCTAATGTAGTGTAGTCAACAGCGCTATAACTAAAATCACCAGATGGTATAACAAATAATTTTTGATTTAAAAAATAATATTGTGGATAATCTGCTGTTGCTTTTTGTAATGATGTAGCTTCAGCTGCTACAAATCTTTTGCTTGCAGGTATTTCTGTTGCACTTTTACTACCTACTGCAACGCTTACTACATGCTGTCTTTCAGTTACATTTGCACCAGAATTACCACCACTAAGATTTTGTGTAAATAAATATGCAGAACCTGGGTCAATTGATAAAACTCTGTCAATAACAACTCTAATGCCATCATTAACCCATTGTAATTCATTAGTAGAAGTACCAGCTAAGGCACGAACTTGTGTTTGTAAACTTGCCATTACTTACGTTTTTTTCTTCTTTTTGCTGGTTTTGCCATCTTTTTTCTACCAGCCATTTTAGCTTTTTTTGATGGTCTTCCTCTTTTTGAACCGTAAGTTCCTTTTCCGTATGGCATTTTTGCTCCTTAAATCTAGCTAGGGGGAACTAGCCCCCTAGCATTTACGATTTTGTTTATTGGTTAATCAGATTAGTCTTTCCAAACAGCGTGTGCTTCTGGCATAACGATCTCTAGACCAGCTTCGGTCTGAATGAGGTCGATTCTGCGGTCAACACCTGTGTTCTCTAGACTTTGTACACCAACGTAGATTTGCGTATCTCTGTTTACGCCATTACCGACCAATGGTCTGTAAGCAACGTGCTTAAGATTCACAGCTACGATTCTTACTGGTGATGCATCTAAATGAATGTTGCGAACAACGTTCATATCACCATAAGGAGTACTGATTTGCGTTACAGGTAAACCAAAGAGCTGTTTTTTGCCACTAATAGCAAAGTCAAAACGGAATTGACTGCTAATCTCGACATCGTTCTTTTGGAAACCACCTAACTTATGTAACCAGTTGTATGTTGCAGTATCGCACATAAACATAGTTGCATTAGCGTTGTTGTAACGTGGGTCCATGAAGTCACTCATGTTATCCAAGAAATCATCTGAAGTTGTTCCACTTGAAGTCAAGTCAATTGAAAATATGTTACCACTTGATAACACATAGTCAACTAGACCAGCTGTATAGCGAACACCATCAGCATCTTTTTGCTTTGAAGAGAAAAGAAGATCTGTTTCAATATCGTACTTATGTTCGATAAGTTTGTTCTTCCAAATTCTCATCCACTCATCTTTTGCAAGTTTGAGTTCAGTAGCACGAGCAGTATTGGTCATTTGACAGGTTGTCTTCCAAATTTGTGTATAACCTACTACATCTTTGTAAGGTGTATCTTTGTAGGTATCTGGAAAACTTGAACCTTCAGCATGTGCTGAACCAACGACATAACATTTGTCAGCTTCCGTATAACCAGTTGTAACCATAACATCAAAGTTTGTTCCACCATGATTATACTGTGCGCCTGGAAGTGTCCAGTGTGTATCTGAACCTGTAGCAATTGGTCTAATAACTTTACACTTTGCATAAATTGCTTGTGCATCAGGGCTACTTGCAGGTACACCAATTTCAACAATCTTAACCATCAAGTAATCCTTTTTATATCCAGAAGGAACTGTGTTGTCAGCTCCAGCAGCAGGATTACTAGCAAAAACTCTTATAGGAATTTTTACAATTTGATTTGCTAAGAAAAATATTGGTTTGGTACCAGCAGCACCTACAGCAGTACCTGTTTGACCAAGTACGTTTTGTACGTTACCAGCAGATAGATAATCTGTTTCAAATTTAGCAAGAAACACATCATCTAGTTGTAATTCATCAGATTCAAATTCTACTTTATTGTAATCAGAATCATTATCACTACCAAATGCAGTTCCGTCATTGTCAATAGCAGTACAATAAGCATAACGCTTGTGCCACATATGACGTTGTTCTAGAGTCTTAAACTCAGGGTCAGTAGTAGATTTTTTACCAATCTTACTTAATACTCGGAAAAAAGGAGTTTGGTCTACAGATAGCTCGGAAACTCTGTCCGAGAAATCAAACCGTCTACGCAGATCACCAGTATTAAAACTACTTTCAACTTGCGACTGAGCAAAACTACTCAGTTTCAAAGGGTTGTCAGCCATTTTAGCCTCATCTTTCTATTAATGAGACACTTACAAGATGTTACTTAAATAAACCTTCCAGTCCAGCATCCACACTAGCTAATGCATCGAATAATCTATCATTAGGGTTAGTTTCTACTTTTTCTGTGTTTTTATTAGCAACACTACTTGGTATACTTCTTACAGATTTCATTTGTTTCAACACATCTTCCTTAACACCTTTAGCAACTTTTTGGTCTCTAGAGTCACGATTTTTTAAATAATAAATATCTTCTAAAGAGGTTTTATGATTATTTGCCCAATCCATCATGTCTTCATATTCATCATTAGAAATATTGTATTGTTTTTTAAATTCATCAGCCTCACGAGCTTGTCGTTGCTTTTCGGTTTCTTGTGATTGTATTTCACGTTCTTTAGCAAGTTGTGTATTGACACGGTTATCGACAACGCTTGAAATCGTATGCTCTAAAGCTTTACCGCTTAAAGAGCTAGGATTTGCCATCGCTTCATCTAAGTCGAATACGAAATCTTCAGGAAGTTGAAGTGCCTCTTTTACGTTTTGTGGTTGTTCACCATTCTCAACGTAGTTTTTGATTACATTTACCATTCCCGTGTCTTCTTTGAGGCGCTCGATTATGGGAGCATACTGTTTAAGACTATCAAGTTCATCTTTTAACTTTCTAGCTTCACGAGATGAGTCTTTGTATCTCTTTTCATAATCGTGCTGGTGATCGCTTGCATCTACAGGTGCAGGGTCAGGTACATCCTGAGTTTCCTGTTCACTTGTAAACTCTGCTCTATCATTATCTGCATCGTCAAGTATTAAACCGTTCACCTCACGGTCTAAATCGTCAAAAAGGTCGCTAGAGTCATTACCAACGCCTGCATCATCCAATGTTAAATCAACATTAGGATTAAGTTCAGCGTCAATAGGAGAGTTGCCAGCGTTACTCTGTTTTGCCATTTTTACTCCTTGATTGTTTTTGCTCATTTAGAGCTTTGTTAATTTTAGCTTCTGCTTCAGCTTTATCAGCAGTCAAAGTCATACGACCTTGAGCTTTTGTTGCACCTTTGCGAAGCTCTGTTTCTACTGTTCTTATTTTATCACGGATACCTGCTTGAACCAGTTGTCTTTCGAGTGTTTCAATTGTACCATCCTTATCCTTGATTTGCTCTTGCATTTGTTGAACAGATTGTTGAAGCTGTTGATATAAACTTTTACGTTTTGCAATTGCAGTCTTGTCTTTAATGTCAGTTTCTGCAAGAACAGCTAAGTCATCAACAACTCCCAATTTCATTAATTCTTTTAATTCTGCTAAATATGCCCATCTATTAACAGGCAAAGTACTACCAGCTACAATTCTTACGTCAAATTTAGCTGAACCATAATCATTCCATTTTCCAATAGCATCACCCATATCATTAAATATAGGAACGTTTATTTCTACTTCTTTATCTTGCTGTAATGAATTTGGCTGTACAATTCTAAATACTTTGTGTGTTTGATACACTGACTGTGAATATTGTTTTACAACTTCACCTAATTGTTTTAATGCTGGTTCAATACTGCTTTTTAACCATTGTTTTACACGACGAGTTCCATATTCATCTAATGCTAACATTCCTCTGTATGTGTCATTAGCTTGTGTTCCATCACCTTGTGCAGTAGAATAAATACCAGCTAAATATTCCATATCATTTTTACCTGCTTGCACAATTTGGAAAAAAGCACTGCTTAATCCAGCAGGCTGTACTTGCGTAGGTGCTTCAAAGCCTTGATTAACAGGTAACAATGCACCTGGAGCAGTAGCGTTCTTTTCCCAATAGTCAGTATCAATAGATCCTTCTGAATACATCCATCTTAACGATGAACCCAGAGAAGCGTTGTGAATCATAAGCTGATGCGCCTTATTAATCTCACGCTGTTTCCCAACTAATGGACTCACAGCGCTCATAGGGTATGGTGTACCTGTCCATTTGTAAGTAAATGGAACAAGTGGATAATGCTCTATGGGCAACATTTCTTCATACAGGAATACATCACCAGCAACACAACATTGTTTTATTGCAGGCTTATAAAATTCAACAACATCTACAATCATATCAACAAAGTTTGTATCTGTTTGCAATACTTTATATTCTTTTTCGTTTACAACATTATTTTGAACTATACTTGCAGCTTTTTGTGCTTCTGCCATCAATTGCTGTTGTGCATTTTGCAATTGAGTTTCGTTCATTTTAGTTTCTCGCTCTATCTCTAATTCCATTCTTTCTGGTAACATTTCACCAGTTTCCACAGCTTGTGCAAGTTTTTGTTGCATTTCTTGCATACGAACAGACATTTCTTTTTGCATTTCTTGTATTTGCACAGAAACTTGTTGTGTTATCTGTTGCATTTCTTCTTCTGTTGGTACCGTTCTGTAAAATATATTATAAAATTTTTCTTGGACTTTTTCATACAATTCAAATAATTCTACTAAATCATCTTGCCCACCATCCATATTATAGGCTTCTTTTATATCTTTGTATTGTATATCAGCACTATCTGTAGCATTTAATGACAAGCTATCAGTATCAGTATAATTGCCAGATGCTTTTTTAATTTTATTAGCATATTGTGGATATTGTTGCATAAGCTGTGTTCTGCTAAATACTTTTCGTATCATAATGTGTGCAGCATCTCTAAACAATGGATCTCTTGACTTTGGGTCTACAAAAATATCAAAAGGTTCTGGTTGTTGTATTACAATCTCACCCATGCCTTGGTCAGCGTTAGCATCAACTGTAACTAACAAATAACCTACACTTTTTGTAATGGCATCGTTAACTACATTACTATACAAGGCTTGTCCGTTAGAGCCATTCCATATATAGTCAGCAATATCAGAAAATACAGCAGCAACACCAGCATCATCCCCTTCAGCTCCAATTGCTTGCCATCTAGGATTTGATGCTGTAGCATAGTAGTTTAACATTTCAACAACAGGTATAACACGATTAATTGTAAACGTTGGCATACCAGTTTCTTGTAATGCTTCTTTTTCTTTAGCAGACAATTGATTGTCTAAATAAAAGTCATAACCTTCTTGATTTATAGACTCCCAATTATCACGATGTGAGTTTTTTAGAGAATCAAAAAGGGTTTTTATCCTATCTGCTTTTTTATTTTGTTTTTTTGTCATGCTTTATGCAATTATCCAATCTTTGGGCTTTCTAATTTTTCTACGGTAAGTTCCGTCTTTACGGACAGACAAATGTTGGGGCGGGTAAGCGTACTTTACAGCGTATGCTAACGCATCAATGGTGTCATCATGCGCCATTCTAGGACCAAATGTAACAATTTCATGTTGTAAATCATAATGACTTTTTTTAATCTTTATCGAACCAATAGTCATACGTTGTGCAAGCACTCCTTGTATTCTATCTAATTTACTTTGTCTTGTTCCAGGTTTTTCTTCACGCCATTTTACGCTAAAATCATTTCTTCTTCTAGATTCTGACATCAAAGTTTGAAATATAGGTCTAGACATTGTAGTATCTTCGACTACAAAAAGCGAAGGATGGTAAATTTTTTCCATTTTATACATTTTATCTACTATTCCTTCTTTGCTATCTCCAGGAATACCTATAACTGGCAATCCACGCTCTCTCATGTAATCTAAAACGTATATATTATTATTTTCATCTACAGCTACAACCATAATAACAGAAAAATCAGAATCTCTTCTATGCGAATCAGTTGCAGGATCTACTCCAGCAAAAACATTTACAGGAACTGCATCATCATCTTTAACTATATAACTAATGCCAGTTTCTTCTTCGTGAACAAATGTGCCTTCCCAATGTTTTATATGACGCATATTAAATATAGAATCTTCTTGAGATTGTACTTCCATCATATATTCTTGATAGAATTTTTGTGGTTGTCCAGAATCTTGGTAAAATTTCTTTTTTTCGTCTAATTTTTTTATAGGAAACCAAGAATCCCATAAAGAATTACCTTTTTTGTCTATTGCCTTGTACGTTTTAACTGTCCATGCAAAACTCTTTTTATCTCTTTTAGCTTTTTCGTAATTAGTTAAAAGATTATTAATAAAGGAATCATAATGCACAGGAGTACCGTTAATACGCAGCCTGCCAGTATGAGGCTCCAAAGCAGGATAAACAACCGCAGTGATAAGGTTTGAGTTTTTTGCTCTAGCATCTGGAGTAATCGTATTGTTCTCATCTTCAAAATCATCCAATATTACCAAGTCATAGCGTTTGTGGAGCTTCGCACCTCCCCTAATACCTGATATGTTTGATTTGCACAGAAGTTTGTGTCCTGTATTAAGCTCTATATCTTCTTCTGTCCATTTTCTACCTTTTAAATTACCAAAGTAATATTTTATTCTATCATTAAACTCTAAGTGATGTTTAATGTAATCCATATTACCTGTAGCAAGCTTAGCTGTCGCCGATACCCATCCGTAAAACAATGGTTCTTTAGTTGTAAATAAAAATGACCAAAGGATGTCGCATTTTGTTAAAACTGTTTTACCATGTCCTCGTGGCATGATGACAGCTAATTGCTTGGTCTCTTTGTCCATAATTGCATCAGCTATTTCATAATGAAACCATGGGGTTTCAGAACGCATATAGTCATCAGGTAAAAATAATTTACCAAATGCAATCATGTCTTTTGACGCTTCTAGCAAAGCATTTTCTGCCTTGCTAACATTTTGAGTATTAATGTTCAAAGTTTTTTAGAATGTATCTAATAAAGCTTTTACTTCTTCCCAAATTTTATCGTCTTCTTTTGACTTAGTAGCCTTAACAGCATAGTCGCCTACCATTATAAGTAGTCCTTTCATACCATGCTTTTTAACTAGTTTGCCAATAATTCGTTTTAGCATTAGTCAGCCTTTCCGTTTATGCGACCTTTGAGATAAGCTAAATCATCAGTCACATCGTTAAGTTCCTTGATTATGTCCTCTCTATGCCTTTGACTTGTTTCATCTGATCTGTTCCATCTGTCTAGCATCTTTAATAAGATTCCTTCTGTATTTGTTAGCACCTTTGTTGATGATGCTATGTCTTGCCTTATGGAATCTAAATCTTCATTTTGAGCTTTTTGACTCTGTATAAGGTTTATAATCATAAACCCAAATAATGCAACAATAACACCTATTGCACCGTATTCAGCATATGTTTCTATCATTTTCTAATCCCCAGTCTTTGCATTAGGCTTCTATTTTCTTCTTCTAGAGCTTGTATTTTTTGTGTTTCTAAACCTTCAACAGATGCAGAAAGCACAGTTACTTGACTCTCTAAATCTTTTATTCTTCTTTCTTGTTCTGCAAATTGCATTTGTGCTTGGTACCAACTGCCAACCACAATCGCAACTGCAACCATCGCTTTAATAAGAAAAGCGATTGAAATATGGATTTGTGCATCTTCACTTATTGCTTTTGGCATTTCTTAACTTTTCTACTTCTTCTTCAAGAACTCTAATTTTTTCGTTCTGTCTTATATCAGCAGGAATCTCTGCATTTTGACTTTCTTTTGCATCTTCTTCAATAGCTTCTATATGTTCTTCATTTATCCTTACTTGGTATTCAAGAAAAGATATGCGACCATTTAATTCACCATAACCCCAAACCATAGCACCAATAACTGCTACTGCTTGAAAAAGCATAGGCAGTGAAATATTTAAACTTGAATCTTGACTTATTGGTTTATTCATTTACATCCTTCGCAAGAGCATTCACAGCAATCACAACAATCATTCTTCATTTTTTACTTACATACTCCCAAGTGTCATGTAACTCGCAAAACCTTACACTTTCACCAAGATTAGTTACTCGCTGTAATGTATGAAAATGTTTTGCCCCTTTGTTGTCTACTAACATTAGACTATTAGGAGAGCTAGCACAACTAGTTAATAGCAATAACAAACTAACTACCTTCATCTTTTGCAACATCCTCCACAAATTTATCAAATTGAGTTGCTGGAATACCCATTACTCCAGCTAAATATTTTTTAAATGTACTCATAGTAAAAGTATTGTATTCAATTACAGGGCGAGCATTAGGATTGGTATTTCCACTTGCAGGTTTAACAATTTTAAAATCAGGAGCGCCGAATAATTTTTCCTGATTTTTAAAAAGACTATCGTTAAAATCATCAATAATATTTTCTAATTCTTGTTCAAAAGCCTCAGGACCTTTTTTATTTGCTTCTTTTAATCTTCTCATTTGTGGAGAAGCTTGCGCTTTAAATGCATCGTTAAATCTATATCTTATAGTTTGCCTATCTGTACTAAAGTCAACTTCTTTAACTTTTCTTAAAAAACCTTTCATAAGCGTGTTGAAGCTGTCCATAGTATATTTGTCATATTTTACTACAAAATCATCATCAACTGTATCTATTAAAACTTTCATTAACTTACCCACTTGTAGTTGTTTTTGTGAAAGCTCTTTAGCTACCTGCTCTTTAGACATATTTGCTGTTAAATTTGGTATCATTTTTAATTCTAAATTTCCTATTTCAAAATAATCTATTTTTTTACCTTTTACATTAGTTGTTTTTTGTGAGACTTGCATTCTAAAATCAGCAAGTTTTCTGCCTCCTCTAGCAGATTCTTTAATATAACTTGATACGCTTGCTCTCATAGGTTTTCCTCCTTGAACAAAAGTAGGAGTTATAGCAGTAACTATATCATGCGCATCATCTTTGAACACTTGTCTTGATTTGTTTAAATTAAACTTTGGTAATTCTTTAATAGCAGATGTTATTTTTTTAACACCACCAGTAGTTTCTAAAACATCAAAATCACCAACAGTATATTTTTTAAGTTTCTTTGCAGATCTTGCAACTCCACCTACAACAGGTCCAGCTGCCATCAGCGCAACATCTGTTTTTGATTGTGGTATAAGTAAGTCTATAAGCTGACGTAGTCCTCTCTCTTGCTCGGCTGCTTTTACAGGGTCTTCGTGTTGAGATGGGAATCTATTGACTACTCTCTGCCCAAGAGACAGGCGTGGCGAAGCCACCGAATTTTTATTTTTTATAGACTTATTGTCTTTTTGATGCATCAGCTATCTCGCCTTTTAGCTGTGGGCGTTTCGCTGATTCTAACATATTATCGTCAAACCCTTGGAATACTGCACCAGTAACTTGCGTTACTTTTTGCTTAGGTATTACCTCTGCAGCTTCCCATAGCATTGACAATGCTCTTAGTCTGTCGTTTGACTTGTCGGCATTTTCTGCCTCTAGCTTGACACCCTTTATAAGATAATGCAAATCAATACCTTCGCTTTTCAATACTACGTCTAGTTCTTCTTTAACAGCACTCACGATACGCTCCTGTTTAATTAGGACAGCTGATTTCATTTTAGCATACTTGGTATTATCAGTACCAAATGCTCTCTTGTAGGCATCTTCGGGTGTGTAGCCATTGGCAATTAACTTAGAAAATACAGCTTCATTAGCAGTCAGATAATTTCGTGTCTTTATCCTTTTTGCTGTATTGTTAGATGCACTAGCAGAGAAAGAATATATATTCTCCCTTTTTTCTGTGTCCATCTTATCTTTATCTCGACAGAGGTAGGTTCCTGTGCAAGTTCCTACATACTTAATAACGTTCTTTCTATTTAATACAGTATTGCATCGCAATATTTGTATAACGTTATCATCGTCTGCACGAACCCAGTCGCCTATTTCTCCATCACGCCAATTTTCAATAACCACAATATTATTGGGAATCTCATCTTGACTCTCAAAGATCGGATGATTTTTACCGCCAATGGTATATTGACGCATCAAGATTCCCCTATACATACTCCTGGGAATGGTACGCACAACTCTTTTATAAGTCCAGCTTCATCTATTTGTTCCATAACCTTTGCGCTAGCTGTAACAGATATTGGTGTAGAGTTTAACTCCTCTACGTTTTCTGTTAAACTATCCATATCACCAGTTTTGTCATCATAAATGATAGTTAATGTATATTTTTTCATGTGGTAAATTCGCAAAACTCTTTTTTAAAAGAAAGAACTATCTTTTTATAATTTTTTACTTGCCTCATATAGGTCAAAACCATTACCCTCTAGCGAAGCAAAAGCGCACTACTTTTACCATTGGTAATGTAATGCGTTTTTTTTATTAGGTAGAAACTTTCAAAAATTGCACAAAATGATACGCACACTATATTACTTGCAAGCGGGCTTGCTTCGGAACTTTGTTTCCGATTTTTAGTTACCATTGAAAATCAAAATAGAAAGGTATTATTCCTATGGCACCCAAAAAATCATCAACCAATTCCTCAGCATCGTCCTCGAAGTCGGTGACCACCTACTTCCTCCAGCAGTCTCCGACTACTGGTAGGTACTACTACACCGACGCCAAGTGGGGCAAGACTGCCCTTGACGTCAAAGGCGTAGTAGTCGAGATGGACACCGTCATCAATGGCTCGACCAAGCAGAACACAGGACATCCTACGTCTATCCTGTGCCCGCTTGATTTCGATCCATCTACCTTCGATGTCGATGTCAGTCGAACTTACTTCGATGGCGAGACATTGTCTTTGACAATGCCTGCTCGAAGCTAGTTCTCCACAAACTCCTTCGGGAGTTTGTAGTTCTTTCGGTAAAACGGGCGGACAATTGTGTATTTCTAATGTCATACAGTAATATACTTCTCTCCAACGTTCGCCCTTTTACCATCACTCGTATTCACACACTACATAATTCGGAGTTCTATATGCCTCGTTCCAAACACCCTACTAAAAAGCAATCTGCATCACAACGTCGTAAGGCGAATAACATTCGTAAAGCAATCAACAAGTTCGAAAATAGTCCACAACAAACTGCCCTTCGTCAATCACCTAAACCAGCTGACCTCAAGCTTGCCAAGTCGAGATTCGCTCGTGTGTTTCCAGATTGGATTCTCAAGAAAGTCTACAAAGATGTTTAATATAACCGATGACTTTCTAATCGCAGTCGTTACTGCGCTCGTATACTATATAGCTTTCACATTAATCACAACCAAGTCAAAATAATAAGGGAAATATTATGACACCATCAGATATGAAAACGTTTAGAATAATTTCAGAAAACACATTAAAATGCTCAGGAGTAGACTTCGAGATGGATGAAGACGGACAGCTATTCCAAACAGCTTGTACCTGCGATGTATGTGTCGCAGATGCAGTCGCAATCATTTGTCAAAACGAAAGTCTTGGCGAAGCAGAAGTTCGTACTATGAGTTCTGTAGAAATAGTAGATCATTCACAAATATACAGGAGTTAACATGATAATACTCGACAATCGTGAACACGCAGCACTCGTTAGAATAATTGATGTATTTATGGATGAAGCAGAAAGATATTTCGATGATGCTGGGCAACCAGATGACCACATATTTCATGCGTTTCTCACCTTATCTCTA